ATGGGTCTAATACTACTCCCCCCGCCGGACAACCGGCTAATATGCAAGGTTCTATTAAGTCTGGCGGGAATACAGCAAAATGTGCTTCCTTGAATGGTTTTGTTGGTATGGTCCATACTGACCGCTTATTCCTTGTACTATTACTTTCTATGTCTTTCCCCCTGTGCTGTAACGGGTATTCAGTGCTACCCTGTTTAACCTTATAGCCCCTGGCTTTCAGGTGTTTTGAATTGTATCCATATTCCCGCTCTCTTACTGCGCCAAACGGCCGGTTTTCATTGGTTGTGCATGGTTCTTTTATAGCCTCATGGTCATAATAATAATGTTGTGACTTACTCAAAAGAAATATATACTCATGCGCCTTTGTGCATCTATCTGTCACGCTTTCCGGCATAGCATTAGGTTTATGCCATATAATGTCTTGTCTCAGATACCAACCATCAGCACGAAGGGCAAAGGCTACCATCCACGGGATTCCAACTAGGTCTTTGGGTTTGAGGCCGTTTGGCACCTTACGGGTTATAGAATAGTCTGCCGCCCCCAGGTCCTTTCCCCCACCAAGCGTCGATTTACTACTCGGATTACTCATCCCGCCGCTTGCGTACGAATCCCCCAAATTCAACCACAACGTCCCGTCATCGCGGAGAACCCGCCGGACCTCCCGAAATACCTCGACCATCTTGGCAACGTATTCATCTGGCGTAGATTCAAGCCCAAACTGCCCTTCAACACCATAATCACGCAATCCCCAATAAGGTGGAGAGGTTACGCAACAATTTATTGAGTTGTCATGTAACTGCTTTAAGCCTTTCAGGCAGTCCATGTTGTAGATTTTGTTTAATTCAAGCATCTCCGACAAACTCCCCTTTTCCTCCCGCCGCAATCAGATATCAACATGTCATCTATACATAACGCCCCGGGCCTCCCGCCAACCGGTAACCAAGTTCATCGGCTCGGGGCCAATGGGTTCAGGTTTTCTCTTCTTCTAAACACTTCCTGCAGCGGTTGTAATCATCGAAATACGGCCAGTGATGGTCTTTCTGGTCACCCGGCTGAAGCCTTTTGCCACATTTTGAACAGTATAGCTTTGCGCCATATTCTTTTTCCCAGAAATCAATACTCTCTTGTGTCAGTATGTCAGGTGAGCTGATATGCATTACAACCTTTCCTCCCATGTTAAAACCTCGCTTTCTTTGGTTAGGGCGGTCCGGATTTGAACCGGATCGGTTTGCCTTGGCGTCAGCGCCTCTTTACGCCAAAGCCACGGGATGGGCGCCATCACTTTACCGAAAAGTAGCCTACCTATTCAGGACTTGACCTATGGGGGCAGTTCCCTCAGCGTGTTCCCACCACGCCGCCGCCCCGTTACTTGGTTGACTTCCAAGTTTTAAAATCCTTATTCCCGCCGACGAACTTTACTGCTATCCGCATCTCATGCTAATTTTTACCTCTCTTTCTTCCCTGCTGGTAACGCAGGGAAATATTTCTGTAGCGGGCAAAAAAATTTATGCCTAAATTTCCCCTTCCCATACAACCTCTGCGTTCTCTCCTGCATGTAACCTCCATGTTTTGCCATCAAAACTGGGGACAAAACCTTTATGCCACAGGGTTATAGCTGGCTGGAACGGGTTTTCGCCTTCAGGGTGGTCAATGTATTTCCACGTCTTAATGCCGGGATAAAGAGACGAAATATAAGCCCCTACACTGTCCCATACGCTGTCCTCTACACTGCCCCTTAAACTGTCCCATACACTGCTCCTGATACTGCCCCATACATTGTCCCATACGCTGCCCCTGATACTGCCCCATACGCTATTCCTTACGCTGTGCCCTATACTGTCCCATACACTGTTCCATATACTGTCCCATACACTGTCCCATACGTTGTGCATTATACTGCGCCTTACACTGCGCCATTTTTTCAGTAGTTCTATCTCTTCATCCGTTACCGGCCCCGCCTTGATTTTAAAAGGGTTAACCGGGAACAATGCTTCTGACAGCTTGTACCCGACATTTTCTTCCTCGGCTTCAGCCAGCGCCCTTACTTCCTCCAGCGGGACTTGCCGGACCAGTTTAATCCGCTCATACCTGCGCTTAAACTGGTCAATCTCAACACGCTTACCGCTGACCTCAACCTCCCATACTTCATAGCCAGGCAGGTTACGAAAACTGTATATTATGCCATCAATCCCTGTGGCATAATAGCCACGGGAACAGTTCTCTTCGGGATCAGGGTCGAAATCTACACATATATACTCTTTGCCCGGTTCATACTCATAATCCTGAAACGGGCTAACTAACTTACCGTCATCGTCACGCCTTAAGACTTTATAAAGTTTAGTCATCGTGATCACACTGCCTTTCATCTTGTTCTTCAAAAGTGCGGTTGTCGTCGTCACCGAGAGTTGTGGGGGCACCGAGAACGTCACGGAGTTCTGATAAACGGCGGTTAAAGTATGGTGGTGAAGTTACAACCTAATCTCCAGAAAATATTCATACCAATCAAGTATTTTAAAAGCTTCTTTAATGGTCAATTTACCATCATATTCCTTATACATATCCCTAATTTTTATTGCCGCCTCATCCGCACTAGAGGCAAATACCCTGCCTTGAACAAATGTTTTCTTTTTCATATTGCAAACTTATTTGCTCTCGTTTTGCAAGTTTCGCGGGTAAAAAAATACTGCTGTCGTATTTACTCTGCCGTTACTGAAAGCTTCCATTCTGGTAGCGACAGCAACGTCTAAGTCGTCATTTCCTATTCTAGAACCCCTATCATGGACTGTGTACCAACCCCTACCTTGCAAATAAACCTTTGTATAGTAAGGAATATCAGGACCTGCAGCTACAGTCTCGCCAATAATAACCCTTTCACCCGAAGCTGTTATTTCTGGATTACCAGAATAACACATTCCTTCTACAGCGTTCGGGTCAAGCGGTGCATAGAAAGATAAATTGACTTCCTTTACTTCTACTCTTTCTAATAAACCATTTAAGTTATCGTATATTCCCTCAACTCTTTCTGTTATTTCATCAATCATTTTTAACAATTGCTCTTGTTTATGCTCTAATCGCTCTATTTCCTGCCTTATTTCCAGTAGGGTTCCAAAATAGTAACCAATGCCTATACTCACACAAAAAACAATTGTTAAGATAAATATTTTCTTTAACACTTTATTCCTGCCTCCTGGTAAGATTTTCAAACTTAGTGCAATAACCCAGCCAAGCCAACTTCACCATCCCTTTGGAACCGTCTCTATGTTTAAGCACTCCCACCTCCGCAATTCCTTTATCTTTGGTATCTGGGTTATATTCCTCATCTCTATATAAAGCCAATATTTTATCTGCCGCCGCTTCAATATCACCGCTTTCATAAAGGTCTATCTGTTTCGGTCTCTTATCCGGCCTCTTTTCGCACTCACGATTTAGCTGAGAAACAAGTATTATCGGAACGTTATAGAAATGTGCTATATCTTGTACCGTTTTTGCTATATCTCCCACTTCGTTAGCCCTAGTTCTACCTTTAACGCTTTGATCTTTTATAAGTTGCAAAAAATCTATAACTACTAAACCTATATTTTCCCTTGCAGTATGTTTGGCAATAATACTGCGTATATCTACAATCTTATTCGCTTTTTCTATGATCTTTAAAGGTAAATTCGCCACTACAGCAACTGCCTTAGAAAGTTTCTCATGCTCCTCCTCATACAGCTCTTTTTCTTTAAAGCGAATAGTATCAATTCTACCTTCCATGCACAACAACCTTGCAATCAGCCTTCTTGCTGACATCTCTAGGCTAAATATCAATGCACCATATCCTTTTTTAGCTACATTAAGTGCGATATTGAGCGCCAACGAAGTTTTACCCATACCAGGCCTTCCTGCTATTACTATGACTTCCCCTCTTTCCAACCCTAAAATTATTCTATCTAAATCTGTAAAGCCTGTAGGAATTAAATATTTTGTTTCATTCTCTTCTTCAGTTTTGTAAACCTCGTCATATACCTCACCTACCAAAGTTTCTAAACTTACTTCTTCTGTTTCATCCAAAAACGTGCTGGCTAGCTTTGTTTCTTTCTCAATTTCATTTATTACATCCAATGGGGAAGGATACGCTTTTTCGTTAAAAGGATTGATATTTTTTAATTTTTTAGCCAAAGTCATCCTTATATAGTTATCTCGCACGATTCTTGCGTATTCTTCAGTATGTGCTGAAGTGACTGTCTCATTCATCGCCTCGGCCAATATAAAAGCCTTGCTAGTGCCTATAGTATCACTGACAGTAACCAAATCTATGTCTTTCTTCTCTTCATACATCTTAACGATTATAAAAAAAGCTTCCCCTAGAACTGGATTCTTAAAATAATCACTACCTCGCACATATTTTTTTACTAGATCTATACAACTTGGGTCTAAAAGCATCGAACCGATTACCGCTTTTTCACTTTTTAACTGTCGATCCATCTTCTACCTCCAAAGATTGAAATACTTCTTCTACTATTTTATCGGTATCCACTTCCACGGTTTTGCGGTCTTTTTCATAGCTTTGCCATGCTGGGTCTCTATTTTTTTTGTTGTCATATCTACCTTCTAGAACTTTTGTCATATTCGATTCCTTCATTAACCAGTCAAAATCGGCTTTCCATCCTTTATCATTATTTCCTCTCAAAAAATTACTTTCTTGTGTTTTTTTAAACAGTTCTTCAAATACGCTTAAATCATAATTATATTGCTTCCATCGAGCTTGAATATGTTTTTTTCTGCTTTCTGATATTACCTTTATCTGCGGCAATGAAACACATATATTATTATATAAATCTTTAATTTTTTCATAAGGGGTTGGAGGATGTTTTTTCTCTGTTTTAGATTCTATTACGTTTTCTAGAACTGTTTCAGAATCGTTTTGAGCAGGTTTATTTTCTTTTTCTAAAGTAATAGGCAGCCCCTTTAAAATGATTTCTTTATAATCACAATACTTCTCAACACATTCAGCAAAAACTTCTAATAAGTCAGTGGAAGGTAATTCTTTTAACTGTTTATTGAGTCCTTTAGCTTGGTTTGCATTTTCGATGGAATTATATAAAAACCATTTGATTATCAGAACAATTTGCGTGTTATAATCATAGATGATAATTTGTTTATTAATTAATTCATCTATCGCTTTTTTAACTCTTTCCTTTTCAAAATTTAGATCGTAACATATATAGGCAAGAGGAATAGAATAAAACCCACCCATGTTGCGATGAGGAGAAGTTAACAAATACAAAAATAGTATTTTGCCGTCTTCCGATAAAGATCGAAAATCATTTGATTGCCAGATTTTTACAAACACTTTCGAGAAACGAGATTTCTGACCCATAATTTTGTTTTTTACCTCCGCTTTACTTTACTTCTTTAAAAAAATTACATGCTACGACTATATTAGTTGTAAAAATTGTCTCTACAACCTGAACAATATTTGCGCCGTTTCTGATATTTGTTCATCCTTGCCCACCTCCTTCTGCTTCTCCCAAAACGCTTTTCAAAATCGCTATTAAAGCGTCTTCATTTGCAAGTTTACCCGTCGCCATTACTCCGCCAAAAGGATCTACAATCCCCGCAGGAAAACCGTTAAATTCAACATACATCGTATAAGGAGGTATGTCACAATTATTATATTTCTTCGGCTCTCCATGCCCGTTTATCGCTATAGTCCAATGCTCATCCAGCTTTTTAACCCAACAACCATTATGCTTATTAAGCGGCACGGCTCCTTCTTTATCTGCTATCTGTGCCGCCAAATAAAAGATAACGTTCACCTTGTTTACCACCTTTCCGCCTTCACCGGTAGCACCAAATACCTGTGGCTCTCCGCTTCCATCACCGCCGGCCCCAGTTCGCCGTTGAAGTGTATTGTCGGCTCCCCGGAGGCCCTCAGCCCTTCCAGCAGAAATTTCACATTCCAGTAGGCAGCCACGTCTTCGCCGGTTTTTTCGATGTCAATCCGCTCGTTCATGCTTCCCGTTTCCGACCGCGCAGAAATTTCCAGGTTATTGCCCTCTACTGACATTTTTATCGTATTGTTCTTGCCGGCCACCAGCGCCGCTCTGGAGAGTGATTCCCGCAACTGCTCCGCCGGGGCAGTTACCGTCGTTTCATGCTCCTGCGGCCACGCAGAAGAGAAATTCGGGAATCTATCCTCAAACAGGCGGCAGGTTACGCTGTAAATTTCGTCCCTGAATTCCACCGAATTGTTGTATAGGGAGCAAGCAATTATCTTGTTCCCGAATACGGCGGCAGTAGTAGCAAGGGATTTGCCCGGAAGCAAGAAGCGAAACTCGTAATCTACTTTTATGGGTGTCATGTATTCCACCAAGCGGTAGGTGTCCGTCGCCATACACTTTAATTCCCCGTCTTTGCACCAGAACAGCACGCCGCGCTTGAAGTCCGCAGCATCTGCCTGGTCTGTAGCAAATAGCGTCTTTGCGACGATTTTGCTCAGGTCAGAAAGTGTAAACTGTGCCTTCGGCTCTCCATACTCGGGCGCCGGAAACTCGTCCGCGTCCATGCCGTGCAGGACAAAAGTCGTGTCGCCGCTTTTTACGGTCAGCTTCAATTCGTCCACGGACACCGCCACATCGGGTGCAGGTAAAACCTTTACAATGTCCACGAATTTAGCCGGGACAATCACCGCCCCCTCACCCTCTACTTCAGCGAAGCAACTGCCACGGATCTCCGTCTCCATGTTGTTCGCTGTCAGCACCGGGTGGCCATCTTGGGTTTTTAGCAACACCCCGTTTAAAGCCGGAATATTGCTCTTTCCGACAGCGCGGGCTACTACGGCCAGCGCTTTCTGCAGATTGTCGCGGTCAATTAGGATTTTCATTTTCCCTCTCCTTCCTCAATTTTCATGCCTTCTTTCAAGTAGACATCATACACAACAGCAAACCTTTCCCCGCATTTCGGACACTCGTAAAGCCGCCTTTCGCTGAACTCTCGAAAACTAGTGAGATACGGCTTTCTTATCCTGCTGCCGCAGGCAGGACAATCTTCCTACGGTGATCTGTCGATTATCACTTTTTATGCACCACCTTCTATCAATCTTTCTCACAATTCGTTTCGCTAATTCTATCGTCTCCAGCACAAGTATATTCTCTATGTTCTACCCACATTCAACACAACCTTTATCGTTCACTTTACAGGCAATATTGGCGCCATGTTTGAGCATATCCTCCTGCAGGGCCTTCCCTACCGCATCAGCACAACTGCTTATTTCGTCAACTTCCCTACAATACCCACAATCTTGACCTTTCATAGTTTTAACAATTGAACTCGCATCAACACCCGCCCGTAAAGCGATACTTGTAACCCTGCTTAGAGTGTTTAGTAAGGCGCTTACGCAACCGCTGTTTTTACTATGAGCGGTAAAAAGTTCGTGAGGACTTCCAGCTAAATCTCTATTTACTGTTATATAGAGGCTTCCGCATCCAGTGGTGTATTTATACGTTCTACCTTCCAACACTTGTGGTCTTTTAGCAGGAACATATTTTGCCGAAAGGACTTGTTGAGGTCTCGAACCGTCTCTATATACCGTAACTCCCTTGCAACCGCTTTTCCAAGCACTAAAGTAAATACTTGCTATATCATTAACCGTTGAATTCTCTGGAAGATTAATGGTTTTGCTTATAGATTGTTCTACGTGTTTTTGGAGAGCCGCTTGCATATCTATATGCCAGTTTGGCGCAATATCATAAGCAACTTTAAACACTTTGCGAATCTCTTCCGGTATTTCATTTATGCCTTGTATGCTACCCCTGTTAGCCTTTATCTTCTCTATCAAATAATCATTATATAATCCATGTTTTTTTAATGCCGCTTCAAAAAACGGATTTATTACGGTAAATTGTTTGCCGTTAAGTATGGTCTTCGTATAAATCAAAGCATATTCCGGTTCGGTGCTAAATGTAGTATTCGCTATGGCGGCCAACGTGCCAGTCGGGGCTATAGAAGTAACCACAGCATTGCGACGTGGCTTGCCGTCCCTATAGATACTATTGGGAAAATTAGGGAATGGACCCCTCTCCTGCGCTAGAAATTGGGAAGCTTCTATCGCCTTGGTGTTGATAAAACTCATTACTTTTGCCGCTGTCGCAAGCGCTTCTTGACTATCATAAGGAATCCCCAATTGAAAAAACATATCCGCCAGGCCCATAATACCCACGCCAATTTTACGATTTCGCTTCGTTACATTTTCTATTTCAGGGAGGGGATATTTGTTTAAATCTATTATATTGTCCAGAAAAATAACCGAAAGAAAAACAACCTCAGCGAGCCTATCGTAGTCAATCTTACCGTTCTTCACCATCTTGGATAGATTTATGCTACCCAAAACGCAGGATTCCCAGGGCAATAAAGTGGCCTCCGAGCAAGGATTACATGCCTCTATTCTTCCTTCATGAGGGGTAGGATTAAACTTGTTTATTGTGTCCAAAAACAATATTCCTGGTTCTCCCGTTTCCCAGGCATTTTGAATTATCTCGTCCCAAATTATTTTTGCGGGAAGAATTGTCATAACTTCTCCATTACGAGGGTTACGCAGTGTAAAGTTGTCTCCGCCTAGAACAGCGGCCATAAATTCATCCGTAACGCCAACGGAGATATTGAAATTTTTTAGCTGGTCTGTATCTCTTTTGCAGTGTATAAAATCAAGTATATCTGGATGATCTACATTTAATACCGCCAAAGAAGCGCCGCGCCTTTTGCCACCCTGCTTTATCTCCTCTGTAGCAGCATTGAAAATTTTTAAAAAACTTACCGGCCCGGAGGCCACTCCATTCGTTGAATTGACCTTGTCGCCAGCGTGTCTCAACCTGCTGAAGTTGAAGCCCGTTCCGCCCCCCGTTTTTTGTATTAAGGCCATATCACGAAGAGCGCCAAAAATGCTTTCCATTGTATCCTCAATGGGTATTACGAAACATGCACAAAGTTGGCCTATCTCTGTTCCCGCGTTCATTAAGCAAGGGCTATTCGGTAAAAACCACAAACCATTAATCAGATCGAAGAATTTCGTTTCTAGATCAGCATCTCCGTTAGACACATACTTGGCAACACGAGCTGCCATTTCCTCCGGCATTTCATCTGGTTGCAATATCCTTTCTCTTAATATCGCCATTGAGTTTTCAGTGACCAACATAAATATCCCCTCCTTTGTCCTTAACCACAAATTATTTATCTTTATATTTTTTACGTGTTGACAAACCTCCGCGAATATGTTTTTCGTTCCAATTATTACGCAATACCTCTTTTACTTTAGCCGCTAGAATAGGGTTTACACGTTTTAACCTGCTTGTTGCATCATAATGAACTGTACTTTTGCTAACACCAAATAATTTTGCGGCACTTCTTACAGTATTGCCAGTTTCGGCTATATGCTCTCCAACCATCACAGCACGCCTATCGATATCGCGTTTCATCTTTTCCCCTCCTTAATTTCTTGCATTCAGCAAAAACTTTCTGAACGACAATCTATAAGGATTTCCCCCGTTTTAATGTCAACACGCAAAAAGGTTTTAAAATTTTCTTCACTAAGACCGTCTTTATATCTTTTATTCACTTTCCCACCTCTTTTAAAAAAGGATAGGCTAGGACGCTATAAGCCCTGGTCTATCCCCTCAACCTGCGGAGAGAGCCTAGTTATTTTAACTCTCCAATATTTACCATCTTCAACAAAATATCCTTTACGCTCAACCCAACTACCGGAGATCATAAAATCGCCAACCATAATTTTATCCTTGCCTTCTAGTTGATTCTTTATATCTTTGTCCAAAGCATTGTATTCTTTTACATATTGCGTCAGTTCTTCTCTACGAAGCAGTTTTTCCTCAAAATCAGGATCCTCAACAAACTCCAGCGCCTTCTGCTTTATTTCTGGCAAACAGATATGCACAAAACTGCACATATGGCAAATATCGTAATCATCTACACCTTCGGGTAGAGTCCCCTCTTTTACATGCTTGTTGACCAGCTCCAGTTTCTTGCATATACCTTCAGCATAGTCATAGTCAAGTTCTACCCATATCTGCTTCGGCTGGAACGTGAGCTTATCTTTAAGGTAAAAACAACCGAGTTCGCTGTTAGTATTTAGCATGTACATCATAAGCTGTGCAGGATACCCTCTAACCCACACTTTAGATGATCTGTGAAAATCCTCTATCGTGTTAAGTTTTTCAAAATCGTAATGGTTAAGACCTTTGATTTCTAATGGATACGCTACTCCGTCAATAAGAACTTTTGCATCCAAACGACCGGTAAGTTCTAAAGCCTTCCATTCAAAACTACGTTGCTGTTCAATGATTTTTATTCCGGCTTCCTGTAGTTCACGTATAGCCATATCTTCGATCATCCTGCCGCCGTCAAATATGAACTCAAGTTCCGGTTTATGGAGCAGCCTATCTTCCCAGCGGGTACGACAGAAGACCAAATATCTAATACAAGGATGGCCGCACTCACTCGCCCTATTCTTATGTTGAGGATAATTTCTTATTTTGCTTCGCTTATATTCATATACAGGAGTTACAATATCGGGATACTTATCCAATCTGTTGTTGCTCTGACTTACCATTGTATCCAAGCTTATCCGTTCCACTACCATTAGCCTCCTTCTGGTAACTTTGTGCAGAATCATGCTGGGCATACTTTAACCATTTCTGATAAGCCTCTTTTATTTTACCGTAAGTTACTGGAATGGCCTTTTCACTGAGATCATCTATAGTGCGCTTGCCCTTAACAACTTTACCGTCTTTCCCAGTAAAAGAAGTATATTCTTCAAGCATTTCCTGTGCCATTTTCTTGTCTCCACCCGCCATATCTAACACCATACGCCTAATTTCTTCCTTTAAGTTTTTGGCTTCTTCAGACATTTCTTTAACGCTATATTCAACCTTAGCAACCTTAGCTTTGTCAATGCCTACAGTTGACAGCTCCTCCCAGGTCATGCCACGAATACCTAGCAGGGCTGATATACCAATGGCTTGAGCATTTGTAATAGATGCTTTCAAAATATCTCCAGCATCTACTTCTGAAGGAGGCAAAGTAATCTTTTCGTTGTTTCTATATCTAGTAGTAAAAAACGTATCTTTGCTAGACCTAGACCCGATTACTTCAATAGATTGTCCCTTCATAAAAACTGATAATTTTACTTCATAACGAAAATGTCCGTCTTCTTCAACAATCTTTTTAGGCTCTCCCAAAAAACTCCACCCAATACCGAAAACACGCGCTATTTTATGACAACCACTCGCGGTTAAATAAGGTTTTCCTCCCTGGTCTACCCAATCATTTTGAGAAGTCAATCCAAGAACAATAGTCTTTATTTTTTTTACTGCTTCTATTCTTCTTTCTGCGGAATTAGCGATATCGAGTAAATGGTCGCCACTAATAGGAATTACACCGCTATCTTCTACAACGCTAATAATCTCTTTATCATCATAATTTTGTTGATTATTCACGTAATCACCTCCCAAATTTTAACTTAAAATTGCTGTTATTTTACTTATTTCATTTGCGTTTATATGAACAATCTTCACACAACGCCCACTCGTAACCGGATCTAACAGGCGCACGTCGTAGCTCATATCCTCACTCCTTAACAACCATGCTCGTACTCGTGGCGCTTGACCAGATGTCTGATGCCGAAGTAATCGGGCAGCTCTTCGTTGCTGAACCGCTGATACTCAACACCCATAAACCGCAGGATCCTTTTCACATCATCAACGGTCTCGACAAGGTCGAGATCTATGGTGTAGTAATCACTCATTGGCTGATCTTCCTTTCGTTAAGATATCAACTCTACCTCGAGTGCTTCCTTAATCTTTTTCCTTGCTTCTTCATATTCCTCACCAAAAACTACAGACCATAACGGTCCAAAAAGAGCAAACATTACATTGATTAACTGGTCTAGCGGTCCATCTTCGAGAACAACTACAGTATTAAAATTCTTGCTCTTGACAATCACATAATTACCAGCTCTAACAACCTCCTTCTTCTGATTCTCTACCAACCTGACAAGTTCTTCATCATTACCCTTGGCTAAATCAAAGCTAAGCCGTACCAACGCCTCTTTTAATTTGTCTTCAAAAATAGCGTCTAAAATACGCACACCCCCATCAACTTTTTTATAAAAACATAACATCCTTAAATCGGAAGAAATACCATAATGTTTACATTTTCTACATTTTTCTAGCGCTACCCATCTAATATCCCTCTCGCAAAAAACCATTTGTTCAACTTTTATTTCCTTTGGCATTTTCCCCTCCAACCGTTGACATTTATTTGCGTTATGTTATAATAAAAATGGATAATGTCTCTTCTTATATTTGCCTGCTTATAAAAGCAGGTTTTTTATTTAATAAGAATATAAAATAAAATTAAAAATCCAATACTACACCATGTCACCAACCAAGCATTTTTATCGTCTTCCAGCCAATGAATGAATTTGCTATACATTCAATACACACCCCCCTTTTCTTAATATTAGTGAAATTATATTTTTCATTATCTTCTTAACCTGCCTGTTCTTTGTAGTTAGATATATCTTCAATGCCTGTCGTAAAATCTTGCAATCGTTCAATATCTATCCCCCCTGACAAATACTCGCATATAGCCTCTATCTGATTATTGGTTAAATCCGCTTCTTCGTATTTCCTAGAAATAACATTGCCTTTTCTGTCAAACAGAACATAAACAGGAATATAAGCCCTCATATTACTTACCTCTTGTTGTAATCTAATGAATTTACGTTAAGAAAGTTCTTTAGGCAAAAAAATACCAACTGCTTGCTCAATAGAAATATCAAATATGTTTGCTATTTCTACTATTGTTTTTAAATCTGGCCGTCTTTTGCCGCTTTCATAATTAAAAATAGTAGTAACATCTTTATTGAGTTTTTGGGCTAATTCTTTTCTTGACATATTTTTTGATTCCCTTAATTCTTTAAGATTCCGCCAGTTTGATTGTATAACCCTGCTTGATACAAGCCCTTTATTATTTTTGTTGTATTGAATTTTTTTTCGTATTTTACCCCAAACGGTTTGCATATTTTCAACCCCTCCTGGGTAAATTATAATATGGATGTTTTGTATTGTCAATATGAAAAATTACATTTTGAAATGTAAAAAAACTTGATTATTCTTGGATAAAGCTTTATAAATTAAATATCTTAATTTTCAATTTGAAAAGAGGAAATTTTATGGACAGGCTAAATAAAGAAAAGATAAAAACGAGGCTGATGCAACTTAGATCAGAAAGAAACATGACGCAAAAAGAACTGGCAACTATACTCAAAATGGACCCCAGCACAATCGCCAATTATGAATCTGGAGAAAGAAAGCCGAAATATGAACATTTATTAAGAATCGCTGATTATTTTGGAGTTAGCATTGACTGGATACTGGGTAGAACAAATTCGCCGTACTTGAGCACAATTGAATTAGCAGTTAAGGGATTTGATCCTCGTATTAGAAAATTAATACTGGAAGATCCGGAAAATGCCCTACCCGCCTTGAACTTTACCGCAGATTGCATCGAAAGCGGAATACCTGTTGAACAAATCAGGGAGCTTTTCAAAAATATTTTGGCAATTAGAAAAGAATTGAAGGAAATCAAACCATCAATGTAGAATATTTTTACTTACTCGGACTCGAAGTTATTATTTACGAAAATAATTATCAATTATTTCTAAAAAAAATTTCAGTTAGTGAGTATAACGATGGTGTCGGGGAAGCGACGTGTAAGTTATACTCACTTTTATTTGAATTACTAAAAACTCAAAAGAGGCCTTCTAAGGAAGGCCTCTTTGTGTTTACTTAAAAGTCGAAGGTAAATTAAACACCCGCCAGCAGTTTTGGCATCTATAATACCACATCTGCTGTGCGAAACTGTACATGTTTTCACGAGAATCATAGCTACCACAATAGGGACAGACTACTCCCCATTTTTTTTAACCGCTTTGGCATCAATAATACTCTCCCCAAGAATGTAAGCCACAACGGGCAAAATGATTGCAACAACCGTTTCAGGGTCAAGCTCTAGGCCAAGCTTATCCGAAAGCACCATTGTCAGCGCCGTTACGACAGCCAGCCAGAACTTTCTCGACAGAAGCCAGTGCTTACGCTCTTCCATTTTGATCCCCTCCGTTTTTTTCAATTTCCTTCCGCTTTATTCCCGCCAAAAACCACAATTCCCCTGTGGTAAAAGCAAACCAAGCTCCAATAAGTGTTGTTGGCTCACTTCCCACGCGATAGAAGATAAAGAGCACTGCCGCGGTAAATACGACATTGAGCAATACTACCAAAGTTACGATTGCTTTTGAAAACTTCATTTTCTCTCAACCAGCCTTTTTAGCACTATTGCAAGCTGCTCTCTTGTTACATTACCCTGCGGGTTCGTGCCGTCGAGCAAGCCTTCCTTCCGCGCCCACTCCCAGGCTTCCCGCGCCCAAGGAGAAGGCTGGTTCTGTTGCTGTTGCTGAACTTGCGTCATAGTCTCACCTCCCGCAAGCTCTTTTTGTACATCCCGCTTGAATTGCTCCCAACCCGCCCAGTCATCCGGCTGGAGTATCCTCGGACATATTTTCCCGCTCCAATCATAATGCCGTCGCAATTTATCCATACCCCAGCCCCGCTCTTTCAGCAGTTTGGCCGTGAGCTTAACTGCATTTCCCAAAGTCTTTACTCTGTCTCCGCTTTCGCATATCTCAATCCCTATACTGGTGCGGTTGCCGGTGCTGTTACCAGCGTGCCAGGCAACCTCATTGAGAGGGATCGCCTCAATAGCCTCTTTTTCGTCTACGACAATATGCCAGGAGGCCTGCCTATTGTTACTAGGGTTTGTAAGCCAGGCCCTCTCATTTCTAGCCGTGGAGCGGGGGTTGCCAGTAGAGTGTATTGTTATTGTTGTCGGTTGCATGGCTATCCCCGGACGGCGGTTATGAGGAGTAGAACGAGGAATGTGATCAATGATATACTGCACAGTTTTACCTCCTTATCTCGGCAGACTTTGGATGTACCAAAAGAAAAAACCTACCAACTGCAATACGATAGCCACCACCAAAGTCTTGATCCAGCTTGTTGTTGATTCCAGCTTCTTGCACACCACTTCCATACGTTCAGCCAGGCGAATACTGCTTTCTTCCAGCCTCCGTAGCCGTTTTTCATGGTCTTGTAACGTCTCCTTATAAATATTATTTTCGTTCAATAACGCCACCCCCTAGATTTTTGTTTTCAAAAAGCCATGTTTTGGGT